TAATCAGTTCTGTATTTTTTGACTTTACAGAGTATCAGTCTGCTTTTACTCAAGCATCTACTTATTCGCCAGTAACTTCAACTAATACAACATTCACGTCTTTACTGACAAATTATGCTCAACCCTACCAAATTGATTACGAATATATAAACAACTCTGTATTCTCAAATATAGGGCAGTCAGCACGTCATATTAACGATAAAGGTGGATTGCGTAAGAAGTGGTCATTATCTTGGATATTACAACAGTCTGATTTTCTTGAATTGTTAAAATACTATCGCCAACGTGGTGGTATTATGAGCAAGTTCGGTATGCCAGAACTTGGGTATGGAACTTCAGATACAACCGATGCTATATTTATGACTGATTCATTTAAGTATGACAAGCGTGTTGATGGTCTATATACTTGTTGTAAAGCAGATATTGTGGAGGTATTATGAGTAAAACAATAACAAATAGTGTTCGTTCAGATGACCAATTAGCAATTCTACATCTGTTTGAGTTTCATATGGATAAAGATTTAGATGGTACTGTTGGTGAAGCTGGTGAGATATTGTATTTCACAGACCACGATATATTTGTAACTGACGGTACTAATGAACACACTCCTTTAGCCATTACGTTTGATAGATTAGTTGAAGATTTTTCTATGTCATCTGATACAATCAATGTATCTATTGATAATATTAATGGTGCTTTATCAACAGAAGCAATTGCTAGTGAATGGCGTAACAATAAAGCAAAGATAACAAGGGTTGTTTATACACCACCATCACAAACACTTGATGGCGATAATTATGACTATGGCTTAGTTCATTACGAAGCAGCAACTACTTATCCAAGATTAGATATTAGTTCTGTTACTAAAGACGTATATACATTGTTTGAGGGTGTAATTGATACTTTCAACGCTAGTGAGCAGTCTTTAAATGGCACTTTAACAACAAAGTTTAGCCATTGGAATAAAGCATACCCAACAAGAACGTACAATCAGAATGAATTTACATCAATTGTAGATGCTATTAATGAAACAATTTACTGGGGCAGACAAGAAACAGTATGACAAAATATGTTGTTCAAGTTAAAGATTGTTTTTCAGCTGTATATAAATATCTTGATGATAAATACACAATACCGCACAAATGGCGTGAGTGGACTATTGAAGATATGGATATATTCCTTGCACAAAATAAACAATTCCTAAGTCGTAAAGACCACATTGGTTTCTTTAGAAGTTTTTGCTCAAAAGTGAAAGATGCTAAAAAAGACGATATAGTTCTTACACGCACATCAGTTGGTGTTGCTATTAATAGATTCACTTACTGGGTTTATAACGAAGATTTAGGGCGTATAGAGCATCTTAAATTAGATGACAAGTGTTTAATAATGAGGATTAACAATGGGTAGTACATTGAAAGCTATTGTCGGAGTCGGACTAATGATTGCCGCTCCGTATTTATCACCAATGCTTGTTGGTGCTGGTGCGACTGCTCTTGCTATTACAGCAACTACTGTTGCTATTTCATTAGTTGGTGCTTCTATTGCTGGTTCTGCTATGGCTCAAGATACTGGCGATATTGGTGGTGTTGAAGCATATTCTGGAATTAAATTACAGACACAAAAATCAAACACTAATCCAGTTCCTATTATTTACGGGCAAAACAAATTAGCTGGTAATATTATTTATCAAACATCTAATCACGCAATTAATGGTGATGATGCTGCTCATGGTTATAACAGAGATTATTGGGCGGTAATTGTGTTTGCTGGTCATTCAATTGATACAATGGTCGATGTTTGGTCTGGTGATAACTCAAGCTTAAATATTAGTGGCACTAAATATACTGAGGAGTACGTTCATTTAAAATGGGACTATACATCATCAGCATTAAATATTACTAGCGCTTCTTGGGTAACAGACGATGCTTTCTCATTATCATTAGGTTCAACACTTGGTCTTGATAGCATTAGCATACCAGCTAATAGTGCTTATTTATTAGTTCATCAAGTCTTTGATGGCAGTCAAAACAAAAACACACAGTTAGATAATATTGTTGTTGAAGTTAAAGGTAAAAGTATTCGGTCAATGACCAACTCAACTACTATTAGTTCAACAGTCGGATATTCAAACAACCCATCAAATATTGTGATGGATTTATTGGTTAATGCCTTATCTGTTGATGATGCTGACATTGATACAGCTTCATTTTATCAAGCACAACAAGATTGTATTGCGAATGGGTGGACTTGTAACATAGTTCTACTTCAACAAGCCAACATTCAGTCTATTATTAATGATGTTTTATCAACTTGTAGAGGTCAAATTGTTCATTCTGGAACTAAGTGGAAGCTAAAGGTTGATACTAAATCTCAAACAAGTGTAGCAACGCTTGATGATGATGATTTTCTGAGTAATACTCTTAATATTTCAATGAGTGGCAACGGTGACATCGCTAATAAAATTATTCTTAAATACGTTAATCCAGCTGATGAATGGTTATCTGCTCAAGTTGTTAAAGAAGATACAACATTACAAACTTGGGACGGTCAAATCATTGAAAAATCATTAGATATTAAAGGTATTACGAACCAAACACAAGCAAATGAATTAGCAGAGATTACTTTAAATACAATGCGTTATACTGAAGATGTTTCTGGAAATCGTATTAAACAAACTCCACTTGTGTTATCATTTGCTACGACAGTTAAGAACGCTCATTTAGAGGTTGGCGATGTTATTACAATACAGCACGATATTTTAGACAGAGATAGAAAATTTATGATATTATCTGCTGAAACTGACCAGAGCGGATTAATTCAAGTATCAACCCGTGAATATTGTGAAACGCATTACAAGGATTCATCTGGAACTTATTTAATATAGAGGACTAATTATGGCAGTAACAACACGCTCGGGCAAAGGCTCACCATTAACACACGAAGAGTTAGACGCTAACTTTAGCAAGATCGCTGGAGTTGAAGATAACGCAACTGCTGACCAAACTAATGCTGAAATAAAGACAGCGTATGAAGCTAATGCTGATACCAATGAATTTAGTGATGCTGAACAAACTAAACTATCTGGAATTGAGGCTTCTGCTACAGCTGATCAAACAGGTGCTGAGATTAAGACTGCTTACCAAGCTGAAGCTAATGCTTACACAGATACTAAGAATACAAAGCTATCTGGTATAGCTACTTCAGCTAACAACTATGTTCATCCAAACCATAGTGGCGATGTAACATCTACTGCTGATGGCGCTACAGTAATTTCAACTGGTGCAGTTGATATTGCAATGCTATCTGCCACAGGCACAGCAGGGGCAACTAACTTCCTCAGAGGAGATAATACTTGGGTTGTACCTACTGATACTAACACTACTTATACATCTTCAGACTTTACTCATGATGACTTAACTGGATTCGTAGCTAACGAGCATATTGACTGGACTACTGACCAAGGCGCAACAAACATTGATGATGGCAACCTGACAGGAAGCCCTACATTCACAACACTAAACGCTACAACTGTTGATCTTGGTAACTGGACTGTTACTGAAACAGCTGGCGTGTTAATCTTTGCATCTAGTGGTACAAACAAAGCGAAGCTAGATGCTTCAGGTAACTTCACTGTAACAGGTGATGTTATTTCTAACGGAACTGTTTAATAGGAGAAATATATGGCAGGCGGAAAACTAATAAGCACGGGTGTTGAGTTCCCAGATGCTACAACACAAACAACAAGCGGACTGCCTCTAACAGGTGGTACTATGACTGGTACTATCGCAGGCTTCACCTCAACAGGTATTGATGATAATGCTACATCTACGGCTATTACTATTGATAGTAGTGAGAAAGTTAACTTTCAGGGATTGCAAATTAACTTCGCTGGAGCATCAGGAGCAAGTAAAGGCATTACTACTAGCGAAGGTGTGGCAGGTACAGGCAATATGTACATACAGGCTGGCGTAGGTTCAGCTGCTGCTGGTGGTGGAATTAGACTATATGCTCACGCTCACGCTACAAAACCAGGGGATGTTGCTGTCGGTATAAGCCAAGGTTCTGGTGGTTCATTTAGGGTTAATACTACTGGTACTGATGGGGGAACAAACCTTATACAAGTAGACACAGACGGTCTTAAATTCAACGGTGACACAGCAGCAGCTAATGCCTTAGATGACTATGAGGAGGGTAATCACCCGACAGCCTTTACAGCAGCAACTAGCGGAACAATTACGGTGGGCAGAAATGATTTGCACTATACAAAAATTGGCAACGTGGTTCATTGCACAGGCGAGATAGTAATTAGCTCAGTATCAAGTCCAGCGGGACACACAAGAATGACTTTACCATTTGTAGTTGCTTCACATACGGTTGATAGAAATATGAACTCTGGTGCTCATATAAATACCTACAGCGTAGCTTGGTCAGAAGGTAATCCTCCAGTTTTAAATTTCGCCACTGGTGATAGCTTTGTAACTATATTGTATCTTAGTGATAACGCTGCATTTGTGCCGTATAACGCTGCTGCTGGTGACACTTATTTTATGAGTTTTAGTTACAAAACAAATTAACAATTAACCTAAATGGATTTTAGGTCAGACATTTATAACAACACAGGAGAGTCAAAATGGCTTTAGTAAAGAAAACAGTAGTAACACGAGGGAGGCGAACCAAAGACATATCAGGTGATAGATACGGAAAGTATGTAGTACAAGAATATGGCAGACTTCTGTCGCAGGTATGGGTTAGATAAAGCTAACCTACACACTTCAATAA